AAAATGCATATCATCTTTCCGCTTCTTGTAATTGCCGCCCCAGTTCAACCCATATTTAGTTATCAGTAGGTTAATTGTATTACGCTGATCCTTATTAAATGTATTTGACTTGCCCAAAGGATGCTTAATTGCATTTAAGTCTATGGCAGTACCGGATGAATGATTGCTTAATACGCGATCTGATGATCTAGTCATTCTAAATGCGTATCCCCAATCATCTAGTTGGCCTTCATCTATTGGCTCAACTGATTCATTAAATTCTTTACAGAAATTTACAAACAATGGTGCAACCGCTTTTGCGCAGGCAATTTTAGTTTTAGTGCCAGGTATAGAAAAAGATTGGATACCTATCACTTGCCGATCTTCACTAGCAGGCCAACCATTTGGGCTAATCAATTCTCTAATACTTGCCACTGCAAACTTTCTTCATTCCAAATGTATTTTTTACCATCAGAAGGCATTGGTGTTGGTGCTTCCCATAAATAAGTATTTAAGTTCTTTGTCCAAGAAGCATAAGGTTGAGGTGCGGCGAATCCTGTGCCATCAAATGTATATCCAATACCTGCATAATTTTTGTGTAGTGCTACTCCACCTTCACGGCTATTCACATTACCTTGTGTGTTGTATGAAGTCTGAACCCAAGTACCACCTAAATTAGCCTCACACCATTCTTTACTATCGGCAACAATAACCTGAGTTACTACGCCATCTTCTACTTTTGCATAATGAGCCATTTACTTATCCTTATCTTCTCCGTAAAGAATTAATGTATTTACTAATTTAACATCTCGTTTTGTAACTATTCCACCTTTTTCATCCAATTGTGATTTAGCAGTTATTTCATCATCAGCAATAATATGTACCAACATAACAACTTCATAAGTAAAACATTGGGTTGATTTAATTTTTTTTATTTTACTTACATTATTCATATTATCCCTTTGTTAGATTGCATATCTTACTATTACTATGCCTGAACCGCCTGAGCCACCAGTATCATTTGCACCTGCACCGCCGCCGCCTGTATTTACTGTTCCATTAACACCAGTTGAAATATTAGATGCTGTGGCTCCGCCACCAGTGCCGCCAGTTCCATAAGTCGGAACTGTAACGCGATTATCAGCACTACCACCACCGCCGCCAGCATAAAAAGTTCCTAAAGATTGCCAATTTGTTCCTGCACCACCATTACCAGCAATTGCTATTGCGGATGTAGCAGATGACCCATTGCTTCCTACGGCACTACTACCACCGCCACCGCCACCAACTTGAAAAGTAGATATTGCAGTGGCGGAACCGCCAGCAAACCCTTGTGTTGCAGTTCCACCTGTTCTATTTGTAGAACTATTTGCCATTGCTCCGCCACCACTACCGCCATTATTGCCATTACCAAATGTTCCACCAGCACCGCCACCGCCGCCATTTGCAGTTGTAGATAATAAACCACCAATTAAAGATGAATTTGTACCAGTGCTACTATTACCTACACCACCTGCGCCAATTGTTGCAGTATATGAAGTTCCTGATACAAAAGATTGAGTGTCAATGCTTTGATAGCCACCTGCTCCACCACCGCCAGTTCCACCAAGTCCGCTAGTATTACCGCCACCACCACCGCCACCTGCAACTACTAAATAATCAGCAGTTAAAGAAACTGTTGGAATAAAAGTTCCGCTAGATAAAAATGCGTGGTACCAATATCCACTAGAAAAAGTAATAGTTCCACCAGTTGCCTTAGGAACGGCAGTAATAAAATTTTCTGAAGATGTAAAAGTATGAATTGAATTGCCGCCTGAAGTTGTATAAGTTCCGCCGTAGGCTTTTTGTGTAGTGCCTGAATATTTGGCTATAACAATTCCTGAGCCGCCAGCCGCAGAAGTAATTGAACCGCCACCTTCTCCGCCACCAACTCCGCCATTTCCAGTATTGGCAGTTGCATTTGTTGGATTACCTGATGAACCAATGTTTGCACCATTACCGCCAGTAGCATAAGTTACAGATGAACCTGAAATTGAATTAGCAGTTCCTGCGCCACCAGTTCCCGGTGTAGCACCTACCGCATCTGTTCCTATGGCAGATGAACCACCACCGCCGCCACCTGAAGATGAAGCACCTGCGCTAACTCCAGTACCACCACCAAAACCTTCAACTGGAGAATAAGAACCAGCATTACCAGTTCCCGGTGCGGTGCCACCACTGGTAGATGCACCACCGCCACCTGAACCACCATTACCAGCAGTAGCACCATCACGACTTGCGCCACGACCACCACCAGTTGATGATGTTGAATTCAAAGATGAATTTGTACCATTGGTTGGATTTATTGAACTATAAGTTCCACGAGTTCCACCAGCGCCAACTACAACAGGAAATACAGTATTTAAATTTAAAGTTTGAGCAATAAAATAGCGATAACCACCAGCGCCGCCACCGCCACCCATATCAAAACCACCGCCGCCACCGCCTGCAACCACAAGATAATCAACGGAAAGTACAACAGGTGCTGACGGTTGAGTTAATATCCCTAGAATATTCATTGTTACTCGGCTACTCTGCCAATCACATACCAACTATCGGTGCTCACTTTTATTGCAGATACCGCACCAAAGGTTTTAGTAATTGTAGGATTTGTAGATGTTGTACCGGTTGATGCAATAGTCACACCTGAACCTTGCACAATAGATACTGTGCCGGCTGAGCCAATTTTAATAAAATTTACAACTGATCCGGTAGTCATTGCCACGCTTGAATAAGGTGGAATAGTAATTGTAGTTGTACCAGTATTTGAATAGGTAATAAGTTTATTATCTGCATCCGCAAGCACCAAAGTATCTGATGTAGCCGTAACTGCTCTAACGGTCAAATTGGCTACGCTGTTCATCTGAGCCGCCGTTAAAACCTGACCAACTGAAAATGTTGCCATTTATATTCTCCTAATAGGCCAAAGAATCTTGATCCAAAATTCCATCAACGGTAGAGTCTAGCAAAAAACCTACGGCAAAAGGCTGAGCGCAACTAAAAGTGACCATAAAAGTTTTAGGTGTTATTTGATAAGTTAAACCGGCTATAACTGAATCTGTAACCACATTACCTGCCGGCAAGGTTTGGGTTACCTCTATTGGGTCAAATATATCTAAGTTTAAAGCGGCCACAACCCGGCTAGGATCATTTGAGCCATAGGCATCTACGGTTAATGAATTAAGTTGGATATTAACGCCTTGTTCTTTTCGGGATGCAATAATTGTTTTGGCTTGATTTAAAGCATCTGCCTCTGTTTGCATAATGCCGCCTCTAACCCGGCTATGCTGAAAATAATCATCAATGCTTGCAGTATCGCTAGCAGTTTGCCCGGTCAATCCACTGGGCGTAACTGTAACTTTATTGATCATTTGATAATCTGAAATATCAAACTCTACTGCCTGATAGGTAATATCACCTGATCCTGGCACATCACTAAATTTTGTAACTGCGCCACCTTCTGCAACTATGATGTCATTGCGTGAGTAAAATTTGGCATACCCTCTTTGATCCATCCAAAAAGCCCCCAGGTCTGTGGCTTCTGTAATTTGGCAGGCCGCTAACAATGATCTTGATGACCCATCATCTGCCTGTACCGTAGTGGTTGCAGTGGTTGAAATATCACGCATACCACCTGGCCAATCTCCTGAATCTAACAAACTTGTAATTCTTTGTGCAGTAGTTTGCCCGGCTGTGCCGCCGCTTATAGAAGTGATAGTAGTTAAATTTAATAACTGAAATCCATCCACGCAAGATAATGTTACATAGGCTGGATCAAACCCAGTAGGGCTTTGGTAATTCCATTCTTGTACATAAAAAGAACCTAAGTTATATGTTGTGCCTGAGTATGTGGCTGTAAAGCGAATCTTACGCATTGGTTTAATCTTGCCGTATAAACTTGATCCAGTATTGGCAGGATTAAATTGACCTGTTTCATCTACAAAAGTTATGCGTGCAGTGCCACCCGTAAAAGAATCTGATGATCTATTAAACGCCCGGCGAATATAGCATTGAGTTACATAGGGTGTTATATCAACTGTATCTGCCGCCGCCGTACCCAATATTGCTACATCAAGTGGGGTTGCAGGGTTATCTAATACTAACGCTGGATCAAAACTTGCGCCGTTACTAAAATCAATTTCTGCTTTAAATATAGCGGCTGACATTATCTACCTAAGTTAGTTAATTGAGTAACCGCACCTGATCTGTTTAAGTTATACAAAGCATCTTGAATTACAGATTGCAATTCACCTTCTGATATAACTGATCCGGCTACATTTATATTTACTGTTGTGCCAAAGCCGCCCATTTTATCTAAAGGTATAACTGCCTCTGCGCCTGATTCTCCAATCAAAGCATTAGTTGGTGAAGTTACGATACCGCCTTCTGCCATTGCAACACGGCGGCCACCTGTTAATGGATCAATGTTTGGATTAGCGGCAAAATAAGCATCTGCCTGCGCTTGTAGTCTTGCAGAAGAAGCGGCCAATCCTGCCGCCGCACCTGATGGGATACCCATTGCAATGTTTTGCGCTGTTAAATCTGATGCTATTTGACGGTATTTATTTTCAGCCGAAACTGATGTACCACCGGATGTAGGCGCAGTTACCTGACCCATTAACCCAATCATTTTGCGTATCTCATCATTGGCTACCATTAGTTTTTGAATATAAAGCAAAACTTCAGTATTTGTTATTCCCCACTTTTTGCTAAGCATGTCAATTTCACCTGTGGTTATTTGGCCATCTTCAATAACTTTTAAAATGTCTGCATAGCGTTGTGCCTCATTAACTGCGGCGGCTGTGCCATCTGATAACTTCTGCAAAATCTTTACACGCAGTTCATCTTCGGCTGATAACTTGCGTGTTAAAGCCGCTTGTAAATTGATTTTGTCAAGGTCAAACATAGCCGACAATGCGGCTTTCTTTTTATCTAATTCTTCCTGTGCGCGTTTTTCAGATGTTAATTTTTTCTCTCTTGCCAATATATCGGCCTGTATTTTTGCCAACATTTCAGCATAGGTTAATTGTTTCTTTGATTTTTTATTTTGATTTTCTTTAATTATTATTTCATCATAAGATAAGCCTGCTAAACCTTTTTCTTGCAGAAGTCTTTTATTTCTTATATCAATGCCGCGCTGTTCTATTTCTTGTAATGTTGTGCTTTCACCTACTAGGGTTTCTAAGGTAACAAGCGCGGCATCTATTGCGGCTTGACCAAAACCTTTTGAAAAGAAACCAACATTTAAATCTGCCAATTGTGTTGCGGCTTTTTCTAACTTTAAACCAAAGACATCTAAATTATCTGAGCCAACTGCAATATAAGATGCGGCTGTTAAAAATCCTTGCCCTAATGTTTCTGATGCTTCTCCGGCACTAATTTGAAATGATTTTAATTTACCGGCAAATGTATCTGTTTGATCTTCGGCTGATCCGGCATATTTATCTAAAGCCTGCATTAGTTTTATAAAGCCCATGGCTTTTGCTTCCGCAACCGTAAAGCCAACACCTAATGAAGCAATTGATTTGTAGTTGCCTATTGCGGCTTTATTTATTGCATCAAGAACTGTATTTAAATCCGCGCCTGTTCCGGCTGATATATCTAAGGATTTACCTAATAATGTTTGTGATATTGCCAAGTCACCTGTTTGTGAAATCAGTTGCCGCAATGCAGGTACAAGTTCATTCTCTGTAACATTTGTAGCGCGTTGCAGATCGGCAATAAAAGTTTTAACACTACTTAATGCAAATTCTTCACCAATGCTTCTTAAAGATAATTGCAATTGTTTATCTAATCTTTCCTGTGCCAATGCCGCTTCAATTGAGCGTTTAGCAAATATGGTTAATCCTGCCGCCGCCGCTATGCCACCGGCTTTACCAAAAGCCTTTAATCTAAATGCGCCTGTTGCAATTGTTTTGTCAAAACCTTTTAATTCTTTTGTGGCACGCTCTAAACCTTTTTTATCAAATTTGGTTAGGAAGTTAATTGCAACATATTGACTTAATGCCATGTTTAACCCCTAAAGTTTTCGCCTAGATATTTTTTTAGCACCCCATATAGATTAGCATTGACCTGCTCACCTAATTGATAAGATGCTCTGTAAATCAATCTTTTTTCTTTGTACGCACCTGAATTGGCTGTACCTTGTAGTTTGCCAATAAAAGATTCACTGGCATTTCTATTACGGCTTACACGCCTTGTTCGGCTTCTTGATTTTGATGTACCAAAACCCGCCAACTCATAAATTATACCTGGTACAGATTTATTTACTATGGCTAAAGCGGTTACTGAAAATGTTGTGCCTTTAACTCTTTGTACTTTAGTTTTAGCACTGCTCAATTTAATGCCGGCAACCACTTCTGATTGTGACCATTTCCACCGGCTTTGTTTAGCATCACCAAAAGTTCTACCACGGTGAACTGTGTCATTAGCCCATCCCCATGCAGGTGGGTATGTTGGTTCAACATCACGCCATCCTGGAAATGGAGAATGTGGCACAAAACTTTTAGCCAATTTTGCAACTGGTTTTACCGCTTTGTTTAATTCTTTTCTAAATTCTTTTTGTAGGTCAGCATCCATCTTTTTCATTTTATCCATTACGGCATCTAGGTTTTCAACATAGATTGCCTTTAATGATCTATCCGGTGCTAACATTATTTACGCCTAACTGTTGCCTTCTTATTATTAAAATGCCGTTCTTGCAAGATGGCTTTAATGGCTGAGTAAATCGCTGGATCAACTTCTAATAAATCTTTAGGGCTGATTC